TTTGTAGTTCCTACTATCTTTAAAAATGTTGTTGAACTTGAATCTGTTTCCTTTATCTTGAATAGAATGCCCTTGATAATCAAAACCAAGCATGTAGATCTCAGTATGGCCATGGTTTAAAGCCATTCTAAGTGCAGTGGGTCCGCTTGACCAACCCAGGCTGGGCTTGAACCATTGTACATGGCTTAGTATTTTTTCGTGCTTGTTGTACTGAGCATTGAAATTAGACCATACTGAATGGTTGACCATGTAATCACCTTCACCGATTTCCAATAACATTTTTGGATCTACTGCTATCAAATAGTCGGGAGTCTCGGTTCTGTACACGCCGTTACATGCATAAACCTTACCATGCGTCTGCATGTCGGCTATTTTTATGCCCTTACGTGATTCACCGTTACCTAGTACAAATGCTGTTGCTGACATTATAACTGTAAATTATCGTCAGTTGCGGGTTGTCCATACATTTTTTGGACAAATTTTGCTTCTTCCTTCTGTTGATCCTCGTGTGCTTCGGAGGCTAATCTCATTTCGTTGATGTCTTTTAGTGTGAGGCGTGTTTTTCTGGTGTCATCCTTGTCCAAAACAGATATGTCGTTGTTAGGCTCGTAGTTTTTGTCTTGCTCAAAGCCGTCTTGACTGTATGTGAAGAATTCCATTAGTTTCATAACCGTATTTAACCTTAAACCTGTCCTCCGCCACCGGTTCCGCCTGGCACTGTGCCACCACCCCCTGGTGTTTGTCCAGGTGTTCCTGTGCCACCAGCCTCGGGTGCCGGTGAATCTGGAGCGGCTGTAGGCTCAGCAAATTGGTCTAGATCACTAGTGATGCCAGCCTGTGTGACTCCGGCTGTACGTAATTGGTTTACTTTTGTTTTTTTGCTCTGTGGCACGTTATTTTCTTCGGCCCAGAGATCAGAATTTCGTGCCATTTCTTCTTCGGTCAAACCTAAGAAACGTTTCAACGCAAATCTTTTACTCATGTAAGGCAGTTCTGCCACCTGTGTGAATGATTGAATACGTTGTTGATCCATTTCAGTCTGTCTGTATTGTGCAAAGTTTTGAGGTGGATTCAATTTCAATTCAAACATACCGTTGTCAATGTTGTAACCTTTAGATTTTATCCATAATTTGAATTCTTCGTCAAAAGTTGGATTCAACATGCTTTGCAGTCTTGCACAATATTTGTTGAATCTTAGTTCTTGAATGTATGCTGTACCAACTCTACCATCATTGTATTGTTGTTGTGAGTCATCTGGACCAGTTGGCAAGTAAGAACTTGGTATTCTTAGACCTCTAAACAATTTGTTTGTAAAAAATTTGAGATCATCTATCTCGCCTAGGTTGGTTCCACCTGGTAGTGTGTCCACTTTAGATCCTCTGCCTTCTGCTGTCTGCGGGAAGAAGTAGTCTTCGTTTATACTCATTGGATTATATGTGGCATCAATGTAGTTGACTCCGCCTGATGTGCTTGGAATCCTTCTCTGATTTATCTCGTTTTTGACTCGCTCAACAAATTGCATGGCCAAGTGTGTGGGCATGTTACCTACGTCGATGTAAAACACTCTTCTTTCAGGAGCTCTCTGCACCCTGTAGATTATGATTGCATCTTCCAATAATTCTTTCTGTTTGTAAACTTTGAAAACTTGTTCCAACACAGATTGTCCAAATGGAAATAGGTTGTCCATACCATCACTCATGCTCATGTGTACCACATGTTCTGCGTTTATGTTGTATGCATTCATAGTTCTGTAGAATCTTCCGCCCTGTGCCTGTGCAAATCCTGTCATGTTGTTAGTCGCACCTGCGTTTGCGTAGCTGGATCCATATGCCGCTGTACCACCACCTGTTGTACCACCGCCACCGTATGTTTGATTTGGTGTAATCTGTGTTGCACTCAATCTCTGTAGGTTTGGATTGATATCTCTTATGACATATTGTTCAGGTTTCTTGCCTTCTGATTCGTTGACAATGACCCTGTCGACTTTTGCGTTGTCAATGAACAGCCATTTGTAAGTTTCAGGATCTCTCACGAAGAAACAATCTCCGTATTTCAGTGCGTTTCTAAATATTCTAAAAATTCTTTTTGTAAGTTGGTTGGATCTGGTCCATTGTTGCAGTGCTTTCTTCAGTAGTTTTACTTCATGCTCTGTTGTCTCATCTTTAAACACAATGTCAAAAGGAGTTTCGTTCTCTTGGTTCTTTTGTGTTGAAAATTCTGCAAGTATGTCTAGCGCCGCATTGATCTCGGAATCCGAATCCATCTGATCATACTGGAAATACCTCTGTATCCTGTTCGGATGCCCTGTGTAAACATCTGGCAGATAAGAACTGTAATTTCTCTTTGCGAAATTGGGAACTTTCTCGCCTGATATTGGCGATAAATTTGCGTCTTTAAAATACTTTTTCCAAGCCATACTTTATATTACAATCTTTCTGTCAAATCTGCAACCTTAAACTATACCCAATTGATTCCTATCTTTTCTTGCTGAGGTCTCCACTGCTCTCAAGGATCTTGTTTCAACCGCTACAAGCGTATTTACGCCGTTTACCATGGAAGTAAGCGTTTTGTTTGCGGCATTTAATTCGTTTACCATGGATGTCATTTTAGTTTCTAACGCTTCTGTGTCAAAAGTATCCTTTAGAGAAGCATTCGATGTCACGGTCGAATTACTACCTGTTGTAACTATTTCCGGTCCGCCTTCACCCACCAAGTGTGGAACTCCACCTTGCATAGATCCACCGAACTGCCGACCACTGATCATGCTTCCGACCGCACCGCCTGCCATTCCTCCTAGTGCCGCACCTAATGGGCCACCAAAAATGGCCCCTGCACCAGTACCCAACAATGTCAATATGGAAGACAAATTGTTGGAAGGATCGTCATCAAGTAAACCTTTAACAGCACTGAAGGCTCCTATTCCTGCTCCAATACCTCCCCCTACTCTTAATGCCTTGGCACCTATGCCTGCTCCGCCTTGTCCGAATCCGCCAAATGCTCCTCCGAAACTGCCTTTGGCTCCCGACAACATTTTTCCAATACCCATTTTTTGGTTGGCCGCCAATGTTCCTCCGTACACCGCGGCAAAAGTTGGAGCAGTGTCTTTCAACAATGCCAAGCCACCTTGCAATAATTTTGAAACACCAAACAATGATGCGGCTATGCCACCTGGTAAGCCAAGTATCACTTTGGACAGGCCTGATAGTCCGCTGTTGATCATACCTGTTGTGCCTCCAATGACATCTCCTGCAAATGCCAGTGCCGCCGTTTCTAGGCTTTGTGTTGCGGCCCCCACTCTTTTACTTGCGTCTTCGAATTGTGTTAGTCCGGTTGTCAATCTTTCTGCCGTGACACCTTGCTCTTCGAGAACTGCGCCTACATCCACTAGTCTGTTTCTCAACTCGAGGAAGCCACCCTGTAATCTGGTGAAATTAACCAATCCTGTTACTGTGGCAGATGAAAATCTTTCCACACTGTCACTAGAAATGTTTCTGACCTGTGCCAAGGCCTGTTCGGTGGTCAGCTGTCCACTTATTAGACTACGTATCACTCCCCTAAGTTGCGGAGCATTCTGTACCAATTCTATTGCCGCCTCGGTGACCGGTCTACCTGAATTGGCAATCAGGTCCTGAAAGCCTTCCGACAGCTGTGGCGCCAGTGAACCTATTGTGCCTGCGAACAGATCTAAACGTTGCCTGGTTGCATCAGTTGAATTTTGTAGGAATACCTGGAATCTTTCGTTGCTCTGAGCAGATTCAATTTGTTTTGCAAGTTCGCTCCTTTGTGTACCTGTTAGTTTTGCCAATCTGTCCAGCTGTTTTCCAAAACTTATCGCACTGTCTATGTTGAATTGTGTTGCCTCTCGATCAAATGTGTTTGTTCTTCTCTGTCTATCTAAATTTAAAAGTAGTGTTTCGTTTATTTCGTCAACGGTGAATCCCAATGTCGATAGTTGTGGAATGGCTTCTGTCCTTAAAGAGTTTCCTAGTCCGGCAATGAAGTTTGCACCTTGTGTTGTTGATCCTGCAAGTGCCGCCAGTGTTTGTGAGTTGGAAGCAATC